CTTACAGTAAGTTTTCCACTACTCATTAATTTACGAGCAGTTACTCTATCTGCGATAGATGATACTGCATTTCTATACCAATTAGCAGATTTTCGTGTGTTTCCTTGTCTATCTTTAAGACTATCTAAGACTGATATTGCCATTTGTAATATTTATATGAGATATAAAAAAGGCGTGACTATTTCTAGCCACGCCCTAAGTCTAAAGAGAGAGAGAATTACTCGTCTTCTGCCAATTTACTAAAATATGATAACGTATCGTCATCATCACTAGCAGCAGACTGAGTGTCAACTTTAGCACTTTTTGCCGAACCATTGGATTGTGGTGGGAGGTTTGTTTTCTCAATAGTTTCAGCACTTCGTACACCCGTAATTGTCCTATTCAGTTTCTCTTTGAGTTCGTCATAGGTTTTAAAATTACTAGGGTCTAGGAAAGGTTTAAGAGCATACTGTGATTTCCAAATTGACTTAATGTCTTCATCACTAGTCTTAATTTGTGACACAGCATCAAATTCAGATTTGTCATAGTTCCAATAACCATCAACTTTTCTAATCTTCAATTTGAAGTTAGCGCCTTTCCAAAAGTCAAATGGGTTTACTGGTTTTTCATCTTCAAACGCAGGTTGCATTGCTTCAGTAATTTTATCAAATATTTTTTTACCATATTTGAATAAAAATACTTTACCTTCGTTTTGTGGATTCTTAGGATCGGATACTATCAATACGTTTGAATAGTAAGATAGTTTTCTTTTTCTCTTTCGAGCTATTTCTTTATCACTATCTAATCCTGTGTTCCACAGTCTAGTATTTTCTTCCGACACAGGGTCTTTTTGACCAAGTGTTGTTAAAGAGTTTTCAATATACCAACCGCCGATGTCCTGAAACGCATGCGACCAGACTCTTATCCACGGTAGGTCTTCACCTTCAACCGATGGTAAAAATCTAATCACTGCGTAACCATTTCCAGTTTTATCTAGTTCTGGTTTCCAAAATCTATCGTCTTGGTATTTTGATTTGTTTTTTTCTTTATCTTCGGGATTTAAATTTGCTTCGATTGCTTTTGTAAGTTTATCAAAGTTACTTGATGATTGTTTTAATGTTTCAAAATCCATATTTTCTCCTTATTATTGTATTCGTTGTATTTGTGTAGGCTGTATAATCGCCTTCTATTTTATTTATATAACTTATCTTGTTCACTTTTCCATTTTTTATAACCCTTTAACCAATCTTTTGAAGATGTGGTTTTAAGTCTATCTCTATAACGACTCAATAAGTTAATTAAATAATTTAACATTTTATACATAGCTTCAATATATCATAATTCATCATTTTTGTCAATGTTCATTTAAGGTTAAACTTCTTATAAAAGTCTTTATAAGTCATATATTCTAAGTTACCTTTATGATCTGTCCATTCAGGTACAACTCTATTCACCATATCACTTCCTCTAATATTTTCTTGTACCTTATAAAATTGTATTCGTCTATATTTACCTTTACCTGAAAAATCATAAAAGGTTTGTTTCAATTGACTTACCCAATTTACACTAGGCGTAGGTGCGTGGTCTTTTAAAACATAATTATCTGTACCAGCATATAGATTATTAACTTTACCTGTAATACTATTTAAATCGTGTCCTAGTAAATAGACTTCTTCAGGTTCTTCTTTTATACAAGCTATATAAGTTGCAGTTGCGCCAGCAGCCCAACCTTTATCTTTATCAGGTAAAATATCATTTATACAGTTTGATTTATCATTATCTTTTATCCAGGATATTTTAATAGACTTTTGTTGAACAAACTTTTTATGTTTTGTTTTATCACTTCTCACTACGTGAGCAACACCAGCAACACTAGAACCATGCATAACAAAATGATTTGTTTCTGGTGTTCTTTTATTTTCATAAAATGCACCTTCTGCTCTAGCAAGTTTTAAATCTTCATCTGTTGCACCAGCCTTAATCATACTTTCATATAACTCTGCTGGAACTTTTGACCAATTTCTAAAGTAACAAGGTATCTTATCACAGATACCACTATGATACATTTCGTGCATTATACCTTGATCTACACCAATCAAAACATCTGGTGTAAATTCTCTATACAGTGCATTACAACCATATATCTTACCGTGTTGTCTTAATGATTCTAAATTGACATCTTTACGACTTGTACCATTACCTAAACAAAAAACTCTACTTACCATTTTTTCTAAAATAATACCTCCATAAAGCTGATCTTGTCATAGACACAACAGTAAATATTAATGCAATACCCATACTATCAAGTATTGTAGGGTGTAGATCAAAAAGTGGAAATATTAATAATTGTATTATTATAGCTAATATAAAACCACTACCAACATCAATTACACTTTCAAATATATCTCTACGCATTGACAAATACCTCTTTTAATATATTTTTACACTCAACACTATTAAATCTTATAAAAGGTTTTAATTTGATAATTTTGTTTGAGATATTAGGCCAAACAATTTTTTCTTCAATTTTCTTGTTCCAATTCTTAATAAACGTAAGATAGTAATCCAACACGATGGCGGTCTGGTAACTAATCTTTTTTTGAATAAGTAAACGTAAGACTCGTGGATGCTGTCCATTAGTACATAAAAAACCATCATCAAAAGAAAGCCCACGACTGTTAAAATCATTAAACACATTAGTGCAATCACTTCTAAAAAAGTAATTAAAAGATTCTTTACGTTTTTTAAAATCAAGGTAAACATCTTTTCCGTCATTTTGTAATAAGTTTCCTATCCATTTTTTGTCATCACTTAAAAAATTACTAACAAAAAAATCTATAATCTCATCTTGTTTATATTTAGTAGATAGTTTATGAAAGAAGTATCTATCGTTTCTCTTTGTAAATGTATCTAATTTACAGTTTACTTTACCTTCGTATTTAAAATAATCATAACTATCACTAGTAAAGTGAAGTTTAATTGCAAGATAGGTTTTAAATACATCAAATCCACCATACATTATACAGGTAATACTCCACACTTTGGTATTTTAAGCATTCTATTATTCATTGCTTCTACTTTAATTTTTTCTTTTAAAGGTTTTGATATTAAATTTGATATTGTTCCAGTATCAATTCCTTGTTCTTCACAATATAATATAACTGCGTCCATATAAGATGTTTTCTTTTCTTTTACAATACTTTCTATTTTCATAGAAAAATCTTTTGAGTTCATTTTGTTAAATACCTCCAACTAACAGGAAAATGTTGTTCACAATGTTTATGTATTTGATGGCTAATCATTCTTGTTTCTGATTGTGCATCAGGTTTATTTCTTAAATTACAAACTCTAGCAAATCCATATAATGTTCCTGACCATATCCATTCAGTCATCATATTTTGAGGTAATACCATTCTTGCCATCTCAGGAGCAATACCTTTTTCTAACATATCATTGTATAATTGTTTTGATTGTTTTATATATTCTACAATATCATAAGGTACTTCTTCATCACTAGAACCTTGTTTTTTATTCTCTGCTTTCTTACGCCACATAAACGGAATATAAAACTTAGGTTCCATATCTACATATCTTCTACTAACTTCGTTCCAAACTAAACCAACCTGATGTTTAACAAGTTGCCTTGCAACAAACACAGGTGCTTCTATTCTAAATTGTAAACTTGCGTGAGCAAATGGTGACCAATGATTATGTTCTGCTAGATATTTGATAAGTCTTTCATCTTTATCATCAAACTTATCTTTTATTTTTGAAAATGAAACTCGTGCTGCGTTAACAACCGATAAATCACTTCCCATTTTGTCAATAAGTTCTACGTTCATAATAATATTTATCGGCGGGTGGGGAGCCTTGCCTCCCCAATAACAAGGTACCCGCCTTGTGGTAGTGATGATAGGATTGATTACCTACAGTTGCCAGTCTCCCAGCTCTCTAACGAGTGCGTATGATTTCCGCCACATCACTCATTACATTATACCACAATTAGGGTACTTTGTCAATAGTAATTAGATTAAAAATAAAAGTAATCCAATTAAGACTATACTTGGTATAGCACTTAATAGTATTATACTATTGTTTTTAACTTTCTTTATACCGTAAGTGATTGTTTTCCACTCACAATAGTTATATGGCCACATATTACTTACTTTGACCATTTAGATGAGGAAAGAAAGCCTTTACTGTATTTTGGTATGCTTCAGCAAAAGGTTTACTATTTTTTAAACCTTCTTCATAAAGTTTTTGACCAAAACCTTGGTAGTCTTTCATTACATCACCAGACGTTACAAACTCATTGAATTTTTTTGCTGTTTCAATGATGTCTTCTGCTGACATAGTAGGAGCTTTAAACTCTTGTACTACTTGTTCACCGTCTTTTTTGATTGAATATTCAAACTCTTTTACTTTAGCTTGAAAATTGAAGTCTGCTAATTGTTTAGCTAGACCTAATAGATCGCTTCTGATTTCAAAAGCGTTTTTTGTTGTGTTTGCCATAATATACCTCCTTTGTGTGTTTGTGTGTATATAGCGTTTTATTTATAATGATGAGTTTTTACTCACCATATAAGATTATATTTTATATAACCTTAATTCTTTTCAATTAATTCGCAAGTTGCTTCATTAGCTGTTAAACCAACCATTTTATCCCATATCCAAATATATGAATATACGACTTGATTATCTTTTTCTACACATTTCTTTCCAAAAGATAATCTTGGTTCTTTTATACTACAAGCTGTTATTAATAAACTCGCAACGATTAATATTATAATTTTATTCATTTTTTCTTTCTATAAATTATTTTTTTTAGGTACAATAGATGTATTAAATGTATGATACAATATACAACTTTCTATTCCATCTGGTATATCAACTCTCGCTAGTGTTTCCTTTTTACTATTTGCATAATGTGTTACCATATAAACAGGTTCGCCATCTGGTTGTGATGACTCTCTACCTAAACTTACACTTACTGCTTCAAAATCATTTAATTCAAGGTATTTTTCAACATCTTCAGGAGCTCCACAAACTGCTGGTAAACTTCTCCATACAAACATTTCTTCTGCAAATACACTTGAACATAAAAATATTAAAGCAAAAATTATTTTCTTCATACTTCCCTTTAGCTGTTAAGGTCGCAAGCAGGATTAATAAATCACCTTTTTAATTACTTCGTACTTTTGACTTTGTTTTTATTTTGTTCTTCGTAATATTTATAAAAGTCTTCTATTGATTTCATCATATCAGGTAAAAAATCTTTTTTCTCTTTAATGTAAGAAGTCACTGTACCGTCTTCTGCGGCAAGTAACACAACTAATTGATCTATGCTAGTGCCAAAAGTCTCCTCGTACATTTGAGCATATGCCGAAGTTTGTAAGAAGTAGTTTTTAATCCAATCTTCTTTTCTTTCAGAGTTAGCAGTCTTAAAGTCTATTACTGACAACTTACCATTGTATTCAGCAACACAGTCAACTTGACCTGCGATAGTAAGTTTAGGACTATACATTATTGTTTCTAATAAATGAATATTATTAATTTGATCTACATATGGTTTAAGTAATCTAAACAATCCTAGAGGTAATACATCTCTAATACTTGGTGTTTCACCTTTTAAATATTGTTCAACCAATGTATGGGTTGCTTTACCTCTACGTGCGGCTCTACCCATTTCCCAATTGGCAACTTTTTCACCAATCTTGTCTCGCCATTGTTGTAGTTCTGCTTTTTTACGTATACCCAAAACGGTAGTTACGGATGGATATGCTTTACCGTCAATTTCGTAAAACCTAAACCCATCTATTTTCTTTCCGTGTGTTTTAGGAAGATTTGATTTATCTAAATTGATAAAATTAAATTCTTTTTTCATTATATTATACTCCTATTGTTATATTATTTTTAAAATTATTATAATTTATTAAATTATTAATATATCTTGTAGCTCTATTTGTTGATTTATTAATTTTGTTTCCAATAGGACCAAATTCACTTATCATTTTGTCTTCAAAAAAAGTTAATAATGATTTATCCTCAAAGTCATATAGTTTAAAATCAGAATCATCAAATAAAGGATTAACAGGAATAACAACATTATTTGTAATTTTTCTTAAAATATATAAAGGTATAAATTGTACAAATAAATTGTTTTTCCATACATCTTCATTTTGATAATTAGTAAAATCATTTTTTAATAATTGTCCAGCAGAATGCGCCTCATCAACTGTATTTTCACCTTTAGCTTGTTTT